CTGTCAGCACACGTTGCGGATGATTCGATTCGCTAAGAGTGGCTTCGGATGCGATTGCACCGAAGCCATTTTTTTACCTGGGCGTTGGCTACGGCTCCAACCTTCCCCATACGTTCTCGAGCAAATGTGGTGTCATGCATCAACGTAAAAGGCGATGCTGTCGAGCGATAGCCACCCGAGTACGCCAGATGTGGGCAGTGCCACCAGCAAATCACCATTAATCCTTATGTCAATCCGCGCGGGAGCCGCCAAGTCGCAGCCAACCAAAAAGAGTAATTGCGCTGGCGGTCGAAATCCGGCCGGCAATACGCAGATGACGCTGCCTCCCGCACCCGATTTGATCAGCCCGCGTAGCTGTACACGTCCGCCATCCTTGCGATAGCCGGCGGTGGCGAATGGGTCTCCAAACGGCACCCAGGGCGCATTGAGCGTAAACACCTGCCACGCCCCCTTTCGTAAATCCGCGACGGCTGCCGTTGTGGTGATTCGTGTCTGCCCGCCTTGCACGACGGGTAGCACTTCGGTGCCGACGAGCGCGGTCGCTGCCGGCAGTTGCGATAGTTTCTGATTCGCCATCGTTAATCCGCCAAAATGAAATCGCCGGCCTCGGTTACCAAGTCGTCGCCGACCTCGGTGCGCAACAGGCCGTTTTTAAAGTCGAAGGTGTGGCCGGCTTTCTGCCAGCTGGTCAGGCCATCGCGCGTCGTGCCGACCTCCGCACGCACGCGATACACGCCGCGCAAAGGGGATGCGTAGCTGGTGCCGGTCAGCGCCGCTGGGCTGTCGAGCGCTTGGCCCGCGATGGCATCCAGCAGCCGCACGACATACGCCGTGCCGGCCTCGGGTCCGACCGAGCCTTGTAGGTGGTCGACCAACTGATCCGCTTGCAGCCGACGATCGCGGTGCGCCCAGGCCAGGACCAGGTCGCCGTCGATCGACGCCGGATAGCGCAGCCCATTGAGCTTCAAGTCGCCGGGTGGATACGGTCGGGCCTGCCGCTGGGCCAGCTTGATTGTGTCCACGGGCGCGAGCGTCGGGTCCAGTTGCGCGCTCGACGTGCGCGTAAGCAACTTAGCCTGCACCGTCTCGCCGAGGCTGTAGTCGGTCGGATCATTCGCCGCGAAGTCGTCGTAGAACCAAATGCGCGCTCCGACCGCGTGCGGTGCCGGCACCGTGTCGGCGCAGCCGCGCGCCAGGGTGGCGGTCTGCGCCTGGGGATCGACGGCGACAACGCGCACGATCTCGTCCTCGATCAATGCGGCGGTGCCGGCCGTGACCTGATCCAGCCCGCGCCCTGACGCCAGCTGCACCGCGACGGTCGCCGCAGCCATCGCATCGGCCAGCAGGGCGGTCGGGCACCAGTCGCCGACGCCGGCCTCGGCGAATTCGCCGTTGCCGACCCGCGTCGTCAGCACGTAGTTCAGCGCCAAGCCAGTCGCCTGCTCTGCAACGGCCAGAACTGCGCCGGCATCGATCGGGACCGCGGCCAGGTCCGCCGCATTCAGCGTGGCGGCGAGATCCCGATAGCTCGCTTCCATCAGGCGCCGGTTCGGCGACGGCTGCGGAACACGATCCGGCGGGGTCCAGACGGGAGGTTGCGGCTCCAGATACGCCGTCGCCGGCAGTCCGAACACGTCCTGCACGGCAGCGATCGTGATTGCGCCTTCGGCCAACTTGCCGTCATCGAACGTGCCGACCCGCAGGACCAGGTTCTCCAGACCACGAAACGGATCGCGGATACGGAACACGCCGCCCGGCGCCAGCACGCCACCGCGGCGGTCGAACCGCAGCTTCAATCGCTTCAAGCCCGAGCATGCGATCGTCAGGTCGCGTGTGCCGACCCGACCTGCCAGTTCGGCCGTAGGTAGGCCCGTGTAATCGGTGGTGCTGGACGCGACGCCGCAGGTCGCTTGAATGCCGGCCAAGTCCTCGACCCGGATCTGCCGCTCTTCGTCCTTGATCGGGTCGTACCACGTCACGATCAGTTGATTGACCGCACCGTCCTGCGCGCCGCCTTCGTCCTCCTCGATCGCGAGCAGGCCGGATTCGTAATCGAACATCGGCAGGTCTTCGACCCGGTAGTCATCGCGCAGCAGCTTCAGCGTCAGTCGACCGGTCGAACGATCGGCGTATTGCGCTGCGCCAATGTGGTCGATCACGACCTGCATGAAATCGGCAATGGACGACTGCCGGTTCCAGCGCAGGCACAGCCCGAAGCCTTCGGCGTGCAGCGTGTCGGCGGCGGCGCGATAGCTGGCTTCGTCCAGCACGCCGCGGTCCAGACCCCGCCCCCAATCCCGGTTGGTCAGGCACTCGACCAAGATGTGCGCCGGGTTCATCGCGCGGATGGCGCCGTTGGCGAGCCAGATCACCGCCTTCTCGGGATACCAAGGCGCGCCATCCCAGCCCATCAATGCGCGGCGGACGCGCATCTTCCACGGCTTCGGATAAGGATTGTTTGCCGCGATCTGGCCGTCGAAGTATTGGGTGGTGACGTTGCGGAATGCGGGCGTCGGGACGCCGTGCAATGCGCCCAGCGCGGGCAGCACGGCCTGAGCTACTTCGCCCATCAGGACATCGAGCCACCCCTTGATCCCGCCCTCGCCCTTGTCACCGCCGAACAGATCGGGCTTGTTGATGTGGATGCGACTGGTCTTGGTGACCGAGCCTTTCCAGGCTTCACGGTCGCCGACGCGGATTTCGACCAGCTCGTCCAGCGGTCCACGCGACAGCCCCATGTGCAGACCGAACAGATAGCGATGACCGACCGTCTGCTTCTTACTGCTGCCCACGCGCGGCCTCCGCGCGTGCGAACGCGATCAGGTGCAGGCCCAAGGCATCACCGGTGGCTTCGATCGCCTCGGCCTCGATGCCATCGCGAACGAATGCGCTCCAGTCCAGCCCGTAATAGGCGAACCACTCGCGTCCACCCTGCGCACAGAAACCCTCCCGCACTCCGAATCCCGGCACGCGGCGCAGATGATCCAGGGTCACGATCACTTCTTGCCGCCCTTTTGCTTGATCGGCTGGGTGCGGTACTGACCGACGCCCAATACCATCCAGTCGGGCGTCCACACATCGCCGAACACCACCGCCTGCGGAGTGCCTTCGGTGCTTTGCGGAAACTGGAAATCGCCAAATGCTGCTGGCTTGGGTTGCGGAGGCTTCGGCCGTGCGGCCACCGAGACGAAATAGCTGATGACCCAGATCGCGAGCTGGACCCAGATGTTCATGCGTGTGTCCGCAGATCAGAAGATAGGAGTGCCGTCGAACGGCGATTTGCCGGGTATACCGGGGGCGCCGCCGTAGTTCGGGGCGTTGTTGAACTTGTTGTGGCAGATCGCCATCGACCGGCCGCAGCCGGGATAGGCGATGACGGCCTGGCCAATGCGCAAGCCATCGCCGGCGCCAAGCAGAGTCAGCAATTCGCCGCGGTGGCTACGGATGCCGCGTCGCTCCAGGCCGGCCTCGCCGAGATCCCAGGCCAGAAATCCACCGGCGAACCACCCGTCCGGGTACTGACCGAACACACCGGCGGCGACCAGGTTGCCGGCGACCGTCGTCAGCGATGCCGGTACGCGGAACGACTCGGGATTGGCGCTGCAGTTCCGGTCGTACAGCGTGTAGGGACAGCCGCGCGTCCAAGCCAGTCGCAAACCCGGCTGCCCGAGCGCGGCGTCGAGCGATTGGCACCGCACCTCGGTGCTTTCCAGCTTCGGCCGATTGACACCTGCAATGCGGCCCATCCAGACCACGCGCGCATCGCCATCGCCTTCATGGACATCGCGAATGACGACCGCGATCTCGCTCGATGGCGGGAGCCCGCGATACAGCCGCGCAACCTCAAAGTCTCCGGGCGCGGTAATCGTGAGCATGTCGCTTGCGGTATGGCCTGACTGGCGAATGCCGTCGTCAGCAAGAGCGATGGCGCTATAGACCTGCGTATCGAGCGCGAAGTCGCGGTCGCCGCCGGTGTAGCGCCAGCGCTTTGCGCCGCGCACGAACTCGTACAGCCGACGCGGATTGCCCGCGGCAGTCGATCGTTCCAGTTGCTCGAAGCTCATGCGGGTGCGGGAGTGTCGGTATCGGGGTCGCGCACAGCGCGCAGGACGATGGAGGCGTCGGCGGCGCCGTCGCTGTCGGTGTGGTGTTCGATTTCTGCCTCGTCGCTGTCGCCGCGACTGAGCACCAGGAAGCTGATGCGCTGAACATCGCGCGGGCGCATGTCCACGCCCAGGGCGGTATCGATGGTCAGGCGCTCGATGTCGTCATCCAGCGCCACCGCTGCCGTGATCCGGCGATGGAAGGACTGGCCGCCGCGCAGGTCGATTCGCACGTCGCGTCGACCTGGCCGCAAGCCAGCGAAGCGGGCCAGCCCGACGTTCGCGACGTCCAGCGCCGTGGCGGTGCCGGCCACATTGGCGGCCAAGGTCAGGTCGTCGGCGTGGGTGGGCCGCCAGACGGCCTCTTGGCGGCCACGCAGGGTGTACAGCCAGGATCGGACGACCGCCCGCTCGACACGGCCGTGCATCCGCCAGTGATGCGCCTGAGTCGGAGCAGCCCAATCCGCCGGGTCCAGCACGAACGGACGGCCGAACTCGTTGTCCAGGGTGAGCAGCGCTCGCTGCCAGCCGTTCGACAGGGTCTCGGTTTCATCGGGCCGTCGCGCCAGTACCGGGTAGCCGCGGTACATCGGCGCATCCGATACCAGCGGCCAGTCGCAGGCTTCGACCACGTCGAATCGAGCGCTCACCGAGGCCGTTTGATCGGTCAGGCGGCTGATCCTGGGCGGTTCGACCAATCGTGCGGTCCGTACCGGATAGAGACGCGTGCCGCGCGGCCAAACCTTCGTCGTCGGATGGCGCAAGGTAATCGAAGCGCCGCTGATGGATTCGACCTCGGCTACCTCCACATCGAATGCCGTCTTACCGCGTAGCTGCACCAAGCCGCCGACACGGAAGTCGCGATGGCGGGGATCACAGGCGATCACGCGAATGCCGAGCGCGTGCTCGTTAGACAGCCACTGCACGTCCGGCCAGATCGGCAGCGCCAAGGTGCGCCCGCCCCAGCCGAAGACGGCCAGATCGAGCAGCACACGCTCGCGCCCATCTACGATCATGGTCGCTTCGAACGAACGGCGCGGCGCCGAGCGCAGGCCACGCCGCTGCTCGACCTGCGTCGGGCTGGTCAAGATGTCGGTCTTCCACGCCAGCCGCTCCAACACGCCGCGCGACCAATCCGGCGCGAACGCCCAGGCCACAATGCGCTGACCGGTGATAACGACCGGAATCTCGGCGAATCCATCGAACCGGAACGACAGCGTCGCGGCGATCACGGGCGGTCCGTCGGTGCCGACCGCGATCTGCCAGGTCCGCTCCGACATTGGAGCGAACGACAGCGGCGTCGCGCCCGGGGCCGTCAGGACGATACCTTCGCCGCCCGACAGCGCGGCCTCCGTCAAGGTCAGCGCGCGGGCGCGGTACGCATTCCACACGCGCACGGCGCGTTGCTGGACGCTACTAACGGTACCCAGGTTCAGCACCTGCAGCTCGACGTGGATGCGGTCGAAGAAGTCGTCGCCGAACATTGCCTGCGATGCGCCTACACGGCGATCGGCAACGTGGGCAGGGACGTCGACCGCGCGTGGCCCGATGCCGGGCTCGGCGCCGAGCGCACCGCTGGCTTGGCCGTTCCAGAACGGTGGCGATTTGAAATAGTCACCCTGACCGCTGAAGGTCAGCGGCCAGAGGCCATGCCACATGAAATGTCCGTCTTCTAGTCGGTGATCCGATATGCATATCCGTAGACACCGCTATTCGGCGTGCCGGGCGGACCGTTCTTGCGGTGAATCGGAAAGATCTTCCAGCGGTCTGTGCTCAACGGCAATTCCTCGCCGGGGGCATAGCTGTCCAAGCGGATGAATCGCATGTCCGGCGGATGGCCAATGTCCGAGAACAGGCCGGCACCGCGCGGCACTGCACACCAAAGTGGCTGCCCGGGCGCGCGACCTGTGAGCGTGCTATGCCCGACGTCCTTCAGCAGATTGATCGGCGCCGCCCGCGCACGCCAGCCGGTCAATAACCGCCGCGGGTCGTTGCTGTCGCCATTGGTCGCATGCCAACGTGGCGCGATGCCCTCAAAGTCGGCGCGGATGCGTGTAGACGGTGCGGTGTAGTTGTAATACGTGTCATCGAACGCGACGCTGTGATACGCCGCATCCGGATTATTGATGTGATTTGCGGAGTAGTACCACTGGCTCCCGTAGACGTACTGGCCAGTGTTGACGGCGCCCGCTGTAATCAATCGTCCGGTGCCGAAATGCTTGAAGGTGCCGGCTTGTGTCTCCAGCACGATGTGCAGGTACGGCTGCGGGGTGGTGCGACCGAAGAAATGCACCGCGCTGTAGGGACCTTGCACATAGTTCGCCCAAACAATGCTGCTCGCGTCGGCCTGTATGTCCGGATTTGGATTGGCGGTGTAGCCCGTGTGGCCGAATGCGCCAAGGAAGGGCGGCGGGCTGTTGCCGTCGCCGCCGGCCAGCTGCGACACGAAGGACGCATACAGCGTACCGGCATGCAAGCTCAGCGCCTTGCCCGCATTGGATGGGCGATCGCGCAGTCCGTCGATCGACCATCCCGCGCTTTGCGCAAACAGGCGCAGCTTATCAAGCAGCTCGTTGGGGTCATTCGCCGCCGAGGTTGCGTAAGCCATCAGTCCATCTTCAAGGCGAAGTAATTGTCGGGGGAGATACGGAACGTGTTCTGGAACGCCAGCCAGGTCGCGCCCTCGCGTTCGATGCGCGATTCCGACGCGGTGGAAAAGCCGGTGGTCCACGCGCAGCCATCGAATTCACCCCAACCATGGCGCGGTTGTGCAGCAGCCCCCAGGATCAGCGGGAACAGCGGCGACGAGCCATCTAGGTTGTCGCGCAGATACGCGCGATCTCCATTGGTGGACATGGCGCTTGGGTAGACCTTGGGGTAGTCGGGGTCGCCATAATCGTTCGAGCTCGATGCGTATCGATTGCAATGCAATCGCCATACGTTGTCGGGGTAGTTGACCGCCAAGCCGAAGCGACCCGGGTCAAAGAAGTTGCGGAAGTTGGCATCGGTCGCGTCGGGCGTGCCGTTCTCGGTAGATCCACAGGCCCCGATGATCAGTGGATACTCATGGAGCGACGGCGGCTCGTAGGCGGTCGCGAAGCCCAGATATGCGCTGACATAGACCGTGCCGATCCGCGCCACGATCACGACGCGTTGACCGTTGATGGCGAGCCAATAAGCAAACGGACCATTGCGCAGCGGCAGGTGCCGCAGCCCACTGTTGTTGACCTGCGTGCGCAGGCTGAGCAATGGGTTGTAGCTGCGAAAGCCGTACCAGTTCAGGTTATAGGCCGCGCGTGCGGGATCTTCGAATAGCTCCGCACCGATGAAGATCGATTGGCGGCCGTCCAGGCCCGGGGCCTTGACGACCCACTGCCCGCGGTCCTCCAGTTCGAAGTCGGCGTTGACGTCGGTATGGAACGACAGGTCGTTGCAATCTAGTGGCGTGGCGCCGTTCGCGGCAGAGAACACCACGCGCCAGAATCGGGTCGCGGGCGGGTTGCCCGCCACTAGGAACGTCTGTCGTGCGCGGGCCGAGGGCCACCGCACACCGGACCAGGCCTGCACCGGCGACCAGGCCGCCCCGTCATCGGAGCGCTGCAATTCGAAGGCCGCCGCGCCCCGCGCGCCCGAGTCGCCAATGCCGATCGTGATCGCCCGGATGGCGGCCGGGCCGATCATCTCGATTCCCGCAATCGCGGGGAGATCGGCCACTGCGCGTGTGCCCCACGTATCCATTGAATTGTCGAACAGCGCCGATAGGTTGGTGAAGTTGCCCGTGCGGAAGTTCGAGTTCCGCACACCCCATCGGCGCACCAGGGTCCAGGGCGGCGAGGTGTTCAACGTAAAGCGATCGCCGGCCGCGAACGCCGTCGATCCCGCGTTGATCCGAAATCGGAGCCGGTCGTGTTCGAAGGGTTGGCCGACCGTGGCGACGCCCAGGTCGCCGGCCAGGGCGCCTACCACTTGGAAGCGCTGGGCATCCAACGCGGTCAGGGTAAATGCCTCGGCGATCAAGCCTGTGCCGCCGCGGTAGCCGCCGGCCGCGCCATCGGCTCCGGTCAGCGCGCCGTTGCCAGCGCCGGCATAGAGCAAACCCCAAGCATGCCCTTCACGGCACAAGGCGGCTTCAAGTTGGTTGAGTAAATCGAAGTGGTCGCTGGCGACGCCGGTACGAAGAGTCATGGGCACAAAAAAAAGCGTGCCCGGATGAGGACCGGGCACGCAAGGCAGATGGGAATGGGGAGAGACCAACCCGACTCGGCCAATTGTGGCGGGTGGTGATCGCTCGGGTTGAGACCAGCAGCATCAGACTCACCCCAGATCCTGGCGGACGGTGGGGGCATTGGCGCGAATTGTGGACAGGATCACTTGGCGGCCTGCCTGCGTGCTCATGACGTTCACGATCTCGCGGGGATCGAGATACAGCACATTGGTGATCTGCGAACCACGACGTTCACCTTCCGCCGCTGGCGCAGTGCGGTCAGCGATTGGGCCGCGCGTCGCTGCGAGGGCGCTTGGCGCCGGGCTGACAAAACCGCCCGTCGCGTAACCACGCAACCCTTCCAGCGCGGACATGCCCAGGCGGTTGAATCGCTCCAGAAAGGAGCGTGCGCCAGGCTGCCGCACGACTTCGCGACGATGGACGAACTCGCCGCGATGCACGACACCGGCCGGGGCGTATTTCGGACCGATGCCGGTGAAACCGCCACTGGCGAAGAATCCGGCCGCTGATTTCGATGCGTTCGCGGCCAGCATGGTCGCCGCAGCCGTCTGCATCGCCGCGGCGGCTTTTAGCACCACGCCGCCGGCCACGCCGAGCGCCACCGAGGCGCCGGTAATCGGCGTCGCATAAGCGACACCCGCCGCCGCGGCCTGGACGGGGTCCGGCTGGGCTACATCGGGGGTCTTGCCCCCACCGGCAATCTTGCCGACCACCGACATCAGCTTCGCCGTGGCCAGCGCCGCGAGTTGCCGAGAGGCGAGTTGCGCCAGCGATCGGGCCATATCCTGCACCAGCCCGGTGAGCGCTTGACGCAGGGTCAGCGTCCCGGTCGCCAAGCCTTCCAGCGCATTGCTCAGGCCGCTTTCGAAGCCATTGGTGAGCGTAACGACCAACTCGTTCGACTGGACCTTCAGCGCCGCCACCTGGGCGGTCAGGTCTTTAACCCGCTCGATCGACTCCGGGGCGCCGGTCTTGCCGGCCAACGCATCCATTTTCGGAAGCAGTTGCTCGACTTCGGCGGCAGTGCGGGCGTGTAGATCAATCAGCTCCCGGCGCGCGCCGATCTCAGTCAGCAGGCCCGACTGTTGCCGAGTTTGAATCGACTGCTCTTGCCGAGACTGCTCTCCGAATACGCGATCGACCTGTGCCTGCAAATCCTCCAGCTCGATCTTCGCCACGTCGGTGTCAATCCGAAGCTGGATCTTGAGCGCGTCGGCGGTATTACCCTTCGCCTGCAGATCAGCGAGCGCTTTCTTGTACTCAAGATCCAACTCTTTCCTGCGAGCCGCCGCATCATCGCCGCGATTTCGCATGAGGGCGATGTCGACTTCTTGAACTGTGCGATCCAGCGTCTCGTCATCTTTGGCCTCTTTCTCGTCGGCCTTGGCCTGCGCTGCTTGTTCGGCCTTGAGCTTGCGCGCCCCGGCCTTGCGCTGGCGCTCGGCATCGCGTTCGGCCTTCGTCTGCGCGCGACCCGCGTCGGTCGCTGCTTTGGCAGCGTCGCGCTCGCGGACCTGCGCATCGATGGCGTCACGCGTCGCCTTGGTCAGCTGCGTGGTGTCTTTGACGCCCGCCGCCTTGACCGCTTGATACTCCAGCGCGGCGCGCAGGCCTTTCTCGCGCTCAATCCGCTCGACCTTGAGCGTTTCGTTCTGCGCATTGAGCGCCTTGGTGAAGTCGGTCGCGTCCTTGCTGACCTGAACGACAGTCCGCCTACCGGTGGCCTGCGCCTGGCGTAGGTCCGCTAAAGAGCCTTTGACTTGGCTGAGCGCCTTATCGGTAACGGCCAACTGCGTCTGGACACGCTTGATCTCGGTATCGACATCCTCGCCAAACAAGAACCGCGCTCCGCTTTGACCTGGGCCGTCATGGATACCGCCATAGAACGGACCCAAGGGCTGCTTAAGCACCTGCAGGCTTTCGAGTTCCTTGCGAAGTTGCTCGCGCTGATCGATCAGCCGCTTACCCAGGTCCACCCCGGTATCGAGATCCTGCTGGTCACGAAAGCGCTGGGCGGCTTTGATCGTGCTCTCGAACTCGGCCTTGGCCGCGCTGGCGTTCGCGCTCGCAGCCGCGAAGGCTCCCGCCAGCAAGGTCACGCCAGTAATGGCGAGCCCCAGAGGCCCGCCCATCAGCGTCAGCACCGAGGACAGGCCACGGATGGCGATAGCCTTCGCGCCCGCCGCGGCCATAGCTGCCTGAGTCGCAGCGGTGGTTCGAGCTTGTGCGGCCGCCAAGCTCGCTTCAGCCGATGCAACGCGGGCGGCGCCGCCACCGGACATCGTCAGCGCGCGGGCGCGAGACAGCTCAGCTTGCGCGGCAGTCTCGGCGGCCCGAGCTTGCGCCAGCTCCTCCTGCGCCAAGAGCCGAGTCTTCTGGATGCCCGCGACTTTCGCGGCGGCGGCCGTGGTCAGCGTCGCAATCAATCGGCCTAGACCGGCAACAACGACGACGCCGACCACATTCGCCAGTCCATCAAAGTTCTGCGACAGCCCCTGGATCGAACCCGCGATCGCCACGGAGACACCGCTGGCTCGATCCTGCTGGCCGACGAATCGCGTAAATGCATTGTCGAGCTGGGTCAAACTGCGCTCGATCGTCAGCGGCAGTTGCGAGAACTCCGCGGCGATCTTCTTGGCTTGTTCGCCGGAGAAGGCAACGCGCAGTTGCTCGCTGGTCAGCTTGCCGGCCTCGGCCAGCTTGCGCAGCTCACCGACCGGCACGCGCAGGCTCGCCGCCAGCGCCTGCATCAACCGCGGCGCGGCGTCGTTGACCGAGTTGAACTCGTCGCCACGCAACGTGCCAGAAGCAAACGCCTGACTCAGTTGCAGGATCGTCGACGCCGCTTCCGCGCCGGTAGCGCCAGACACGGCGAGCGCCTTGTTGATCGTCTCGGTCAGGCCGAGCACTTCGCGCTGCGATCCGCCTTGGTCCTTCAGCGCACTGCTGAGGCGACCGAACAACGTCGCGGTGGCATCCAGCGATGTCGAGGTACGCTGCGAGATCGCGAAGACCGCATCCTCGGCGAGATTGAAGCTAGCCTGCGAGGTAGTGGCGAGCTTGATCTTCGCCGACAGATTCGCGTAGCCGTCCGCCGCACGCACCAACCCGCCGATGGCGGTACCGGCGCTTTGTAGGCCAATGAAGGCCAGCATTTGCGCCTTGGCGTGGCCGAGCTGACGCCCGATGGCCTCAACGCTGCTGCGCGAGCTGTCAAAGGACTTACCCGCGCGCCGGCCCGCGTTCTCGGCCTCGTTACCGAAGACTCGGGCGCGCACCCCCGCCTGTTCCAGAGCCTGATTGAGTTGTGTGGCATTGGCCTTGATCAGCAACGTGATCGTGGTGTCGCGGTTGGCCATGCTGTCGTTCGGGCTCCGGTCGTGAACGCGCCCGACCGCTCACGCCGTCGGCGGTGGGGCGGGCAAGCTAAATAAAAAATGAACGACGCCTAATGGCGAAAAAATAGGTCTTGAAAGCCCCTCGTCGAGCCCTAGTTGGAGTCACGGGCGGACAGACCGCCCTCTTTGACCAATGGAGACCCTTGCCATGAACGCTATGGTTCGTAATCCCCAATGGCCGACGCTGAACACGTCGAAGCAAGATCCGGTCCGCCACTTCATGGACCAATTCCTCAACGACGTGTTCTTGCGTAGCACCACGACAGACGAGTCGTCTGTCGTCACGAGTCAGTGGGTTCCGCTCGTTGACATCCAGGAAGAGAACGACAAGTTCGTGATCTTTGCCGACCTTCCCGGCGTCGATCCCAAGCAAATCGATGTCCAAATGGAGAAGGGCATCCTGACGATTCGCGGCGAGCGCCGTCTTGATAGTCGCCAGTCCCAGACCTTCGCGCGTACCGAGCGGCAGCACGGTACCTTCCACCGCCGCTTTGCTCTTCCCGACAGCGCGGACCCCGACGGGATTTCGGCATCGGGCAGCAACGGTGTGCTGGAGATCGTCATTCCCAAGCGTCCGGAAACGACGCCACGGCGCATTCCGGTGGGCCTGGTCCACAATTCGTAAATTATGTGCGGCCCGCGTTTGCGGGCCGCACTTTTAACAGCGGGCTGACTATGGACCGCATTACTGAAGAGGTTATTTCGTCACTGCAAGCGCAGGTGGCTGTTCAGCACTTGGTGCTGCTTACTATGATCAAGACACATCCAGAGCCAGCCGTCTTACTGCAAGAGTGGCGACGTGTCTTGGCCGACTCGATCGACTGTAAATCCGCCCTGCCGAGTACCAGCCGCCACAGTGATCTGGTGCGAGAGCGGTGCGAGAATTTCGCAGAAGAATGGACTGCGCAATTGGTTGACGCTGCCGTGGATAGCTCTACCAACAAACCCATCTAATCCGACGAACGAGCGCCTGCGCCCTATCCGCCGCCAAGGTCTGCGTTTCTGGTGACCTCGCAGACGTCGGCGCGATCAGGAGATCTGGCCGCCGGCTTTCTGGTAGACCGCCAGCAAGGTCTCCAGAGGCAGCTCGCGCTGCCCGTAGCCCGCCTCGGGCAATGAGGCCCACGTCTTGCGGGATTTGCGAATTGCCGAGCTGATCCAGCCTTTCTGGATGTCAGGCAGCGCGCCATTCTCTCGTAGCAGTTCGATCGCGGCCTGGTCTTGGGACGCTGGTCCGAAGTCCGGCAGCTTGAGCCGATTGCGTAGACTGTTCCACGTCCGCCATAGGAACTGATAGCGGCCCGCGGCGGTGGAATGGATGCGGTACTTCGGCAGCCATACCAGTTTGCGCGGATGGTCCCGATAACCGGTAAACGTGCCACCACCCACCAATACGTCGTAGCCGCTTTGTTTGCTGAATCGTTCGACGCCTTCGGCGTGGGCGATCATATCGAGGAAGGCCGATACGTTCTGATCGCCGATTTCTTCAGCTGAGAGGCGCGCCATCGGGACCCTTTTGTTGGATGAGCCGGCCGAGCAGACCGGCGATAAGAAGAAAGCCGGTGACGCTGGCGGTGATCCGCAGGGGAATGCGCTCGCACAGGTCATCGGGCAGCGACAGCCACGTCGCTTGAATGGCAAGCGCCGCGCTCATGGCGCGCACGCTCGCGAAGCGCCAGGCACAGCGCCAGTTGTCGATCAGTTTCATGGGGAGTTCCGAAGCTGTTGAATGAATGCGGTGACATCACGGCCCCCGGCGAAGCCGGCGTTGACGTCTTCGACGCGATCAGCGCGCAAACTGCGCTCGCGTCGAACGGCCGCGCGGTAGAAGAGAGATAGCTGCCGCGCTGTTGCGCGCTTAATCCACGGCCAGCCGTGGCCGTGCGCGATCAGGGTGGCGAGGACTCCGGTCCATTCGTCTGCCGGTTCTGACACTGAAGTTCCAGCGCGCTGAGGACGCGCTGCAGAAAAAAATCAGCGTTTACCGCCCAGAACGTCATGAGCAGCAAATCGCCATGTGCGGCATTCAACGAATGGACCCACTCCAGGGATTGATCGCTGGCCTGCGCCAGTAACGCCAACGTCGCATCGGGGTGCAGCGCACAGACCCGATGCAACTTGCCAAGATCGACGTTGCCATCGTCGGTCAGCGTGACCAGGCCACCAACGAGTGCGGCCACCGGTTCGTGCAGCCGCAGGCTTTCAAAGAAGCCCAGTTCGCGTACGGTTACGGTGCGCTCGCCCAGCGGCAGAGCGCGACTGGACTGCAACACGGCCAACTCATCGACCAGTGGCGACGCAGGAGGTTTGATCTTGCGCGCCATCAGCCGCCCACCATCTCAATCCGGCCGAAGCCGCCCAGCGCCGCATCCAAGGCGCGGGTCTCATCGAACAGGGCGGCGCCCGACAGCTGCAAGCTGCCCCACTCCTCCGAGATCAGGTCCAACTGCTCAATCGGGTTAAACGCGACGCGATAGAGGGAGATGTTGACCCGGCGGCCGTTGACCGTGTTGATGCCGTCGAGGAACAGCATCCGCTCCGGCGGCGGCGTGTTGAACAAGGCGATGTTGATCGTCGCGCCGTGCTGGTAGGTCGCCTTGAACGGTTGAGTCGAACCCTCGACCTTGCGCAGCCCGATCACTCCGGCCGACGCCGACTCGGTCCACCAATTAGCGGCCGGAACCGTCACGGGTGGATTCGCGCTGTCGACCAGCGCCAGTTCGCTGACCCAACCCCGATCCAATCGGACCAAGTCACCGGCCTTCAGACCCGGTGGCAGAAGTTCATTGCTGACCGCGCCGGCCGGCACCGCGGCCGGGATCGAGTACAGACCCTCGGCGATGTTCTCCGGGGTGGCCTCATCGAGCGTCAGATTAATGTTGGCGGTCTTGCTCTGGACCAGACGGCCATAGAGCATGCGGTTGCCGCTGAACGACTCGGTCTTGTCCGAGTTCTGGACCTCCAGTTGCAGCTGGAGTTGGGGCGCATTGCCGACCCATCGCAGCGGACCGGGCTTGCCATTGGGTTGGCGCTGGGCGAGATACACCTTGCCCTGAAAGGAAAACAGGTCCTGCGCGGCCATCGGTCGCGTTGCTCCTATATAAATGGTGTGGCTGCACTCGGGCAGCGAAATCAGCGGCGCAGCGAGCGCAGCAGCAGCCGGTCGATCTCGGCGGTGATCACGTCCAGGCCCGCTTGGGCCATGCGCTCGGGCCGGTTGTCTTTGCGCAACATCTGCGCCAGCGACGGGCCATATAGGCGACGGATCGGAGTGCGTGGAACGCGCTTGTCTCCGGAGATCGGGGTGCGCTCAAAGGCGATCGGCGTACCGCGGTAGCGGTTCTCGAAGCCTTTGCGTCGAAAGCCGCGCTTACCGCGCAGCGCGGTGTAGCTCAGGCCATCGGCCGTCTTGCGGGTACCGAAATTGCGCAGGCCGACGCCGCGCGCGACACCGACCAACTCGACGCCCTCGCGGGTGGTCCGCACGCTAATGCCGCCCCGGACGCGCTGGGCCGACAAGGCGTACTCGGTTTGAATGTCGCGCCGGGCGATGACCGGCCAGCGGCGGCGCAACGTGCCAAGCGCACGCCGCTGGGCGACTGCAACCTTCGCCGGGATCTCGCTCACACGCTTGGCCGCATCCAGCACGGCATTGGCGTCAATAAAGATGTCCATCAGCGGCGATAGCGAACCGTCAGTGCGACCTGGACGGCGACCACGGGCAGCCCTTCCGGACGATCCAAGAACACGATGTCCTCGACTTGCACCGGCAACGCGTTGGGCAGCGGAATCCAGTCATCGAGGGCATCCTCGATGTCGGCCGCGATGGCGTGGCATTGCGCATGGGCATCGGCCAGTGACGCCGGCAGCGTGGCCTCGGCCAGCCCTTGCAGCAGACGATGCCGGCCGTGTGGTTTGTTGGCATCGCGTTGAATACCCAGCGAGGCGAGCGTCAGGCCGATGGCCACTTCGTCGGGATGTTGCGCCGGCTCCAGCGCGACCGACGTGCCAATGTCGGTCCTGTAGCCACGATCTGAGCGAATCTCGGTCAGTCGATCCGCGATGCGTTGGAGCAACAGCCACGTCGGCGCTGTTTCAGCCATGCAACACCGCCTCGTTGACGAGGCCATCGTCCGTGACCAGCGCTTCCACCGTCTGGACCCGTCCATCGAGCGTGACTTCATCGCCACGCCGGAACGTCCACTCACGGTTACGAGCAGATACGTGCCGCGCGCGGCCAATGACCTGCTGGAATTCCCCAAGACGCTCGACGCCATCGCGCACTACAAGAGGGATGCGGACCGATGAGACGTTCGGGCGCCTTACAGGCACGACGACGCCGAGCGTCGCGAAGACTACGTCATCCATCTGCTCGAAAGGAATCACATCTTCAGCTTCGGCAGCAGGGCGGGGCGGTGACACATCGGTAGCGGATTGGACTGCGTGTGCAAGTCCGTACCGCGATCGAATTTGCGGGGCTCCTGCTTGCTGTAAAGCAGTTGGCCCAAGGTATTAACGCTCTCATTGAAGTCAGCCGGTGCCACATAAGTCGCGAACGTATCCATCGTGCCCAAGGGAAATGCGTGGGCTTCGCCGTCCTCGATGAATCGCCTGGTCCTTCCTTCGCTGTCGCTAACCTCGCCGATGTATTCCTCAAACCGGATTCCAGCAAATCGGAAGTCCGATCGCATGTCCTCTCGAAGAACGAGCCCGTCCTGCCACAAGCGATAGGCGTCTTTTACAGCGTCGTGCCCTGTGAATGCATCGAAGAACTCCGGAGAGACCAGAACGTGGATGCCTGTCATTCGCTCGCCGAGCAATACCTTGCTCATATAGCGTTTCAAATCCAGACATTTCTTCTTGACGTCCGTATTGGGATTGGAAAGCTGAAAGTCGAACGTCTTAGGCGCGATGTTGAAAATATCGAACAGGTTCGCAAGCTCGCTACCATCGGCATCGAGGATGACGCCCTTCAGAGCACCAATGCGCAGGTGCTCTAGGGTGATCGCATGCTTGTTGCGCATCGTTTGAAGGTGATCGGCCATGACGCCCGCGACGGTCTGCAATTCGCTTTCGGAGCCGAACGCGCGCACGCCGATCACCTCCTCGGGAAGAACGACGTCGTCGTGCGGGATATGCGGCACGTTGAACGCGCGCAGCGCGCGTTTGCCACGCTTACCGACGGTGCCCGGCGAGCCGACCGGTTGGGTTGGCAGCAGCGACAGGACGCCGTTGCGCTCCTCGACGGTGACCTGACGCGTGCGGACCGGCTTGATTGGGAACAGGTTCAGCTCATCCAGCCGACCGTACTGATTCGGCAGGATGTTGATTGCCGTGGTGAGCGCGCTCATCGAGAACGCGGGGTTGTGGAACGGGTTGTTCATCGACATCGGTCACACTCCGTGGCGCACGAGGACGCCGATCGCACGCAGTTGCTCGACTGCGGCGGCATGTTGTTCGGGGGTAATGGCGGCAGGCCAGACCAGCGCGTGATCGGCCAAAGCGGCGTGGCGCGCGATGATCAAGCCGTCAGGGCTGGCGTCCTTGGTCGTCGTGATCGGCACGATGACTACGCCGATGGCGATCTGGCGGCCATCGGTCGCTGCCGGGTCAAGCGCAGCGACGTGGTTCGAATCGGTAACTCGGCCAACGATCTGGCCCAGCACGAGCGCTTGGTTGGCCGCAATGGTGACGCGGTCGCGCGAGTACATATTGTCCGCTTCGAACTTGAGCAGGTCGCCGAGATTGAGACCTTCTTGGAACGGCGGGTAGGNGCGGGTTGTCGTCCAGCGAGGTCGCCATCGATGGAGTAGGGGTGTTGGGCGACAAGTGGCTGATGATCTCGGTGGACTCAGCCTTGGCGGCGAGCAGGCGCTGGCGCGCGACCGCTGGCGTTACGCCCTCGGCGAGTAGCGACGCGGTCAGCTGCGGCTGACCGGCCAGCTCGCACAACTCGGCAATCGCGAGGGAATCGGCGCGCGCTTGTGCGCGCACGGCGTCGGTGTCCACGGTGGGCACCGTGGCGTCAGGTTGGGACATCGTGGGGTTCTCCAGGAAAAGCGGACGCGCCGCGGCGTCGAGTTCGGCATGCATCTGTTGCACGGCATCGCTGAGCGTGCCGAGGCGGTCGGCCAGGCCGACGTTGATGGCGTCCTGACCGAAGTAAAGCGCGGCCTCGGTCTTGCGCACCGCTTCGGCGCTCAAGCCGCGCTGGTCGGCAACGGTCAGGACAAACAGTTCGTAGAGGCGGTTGACCTCGGTTTGGATCGAGCCGCGGGCCTCATCGGTCAACGGCTCATGCGGCGTGCCGTCGTTCTTGCGCGCACCCGCGTGGATCGGCGTGAACTTTAGCCCCGCATTCGCATCCGACTGCGACTGATCGACATGCAACGCGATGACGCCGATCGAACCGATTCCGCCCGTTCGGGTAACAAACAGTCGGCTTGTAGCACTAGCCAATGCATAGGCAGCCGAGAATGCAGCATCGTTGGCGACGGCCCAGATCGGCTTGACGCCGCTCGCCGCGCGGATCTTATCTGCCAGATCAAACACCCCCGCGGCTTCGCCGCCGGGACTGTCGATCTCCAGAACGATTCCGCGCACGGAGTCGTCGGCCAACGCCGCATCGAGGCGGCGTGCAATCGAGATATAGCTGGTCAGGCCCGACATCGCGTCCAACCCAACGGCCCGTTGCGCCAGGGTGCCGTGGATCGGCAGCACATAAATGCCTTGCTCGTTCGCCAACGCCGGAGCGGGCATCGGCGGCCCCATCTGCGGCGGTGGCAACGTTTGCAATTCGAACTTTGGAGCGAGCACGCTCAGGATGACTTCCAATTTGGCGCGTTGAATCAGCAGCGGCGTGTTGAACACGCGCGCCGCTAGGTGGGGCAGTCCGGTCATTCGATAGGCTTCGTATCAAAGGCCGCAGAGTCGGCCGGGGGTGGTGCGTGCTTGACGCCATTGCGGGCGACGGCGCGGGGATCGGTATCGAGCACCAAGCCGAGGGAGTCAGCGCGCTGCGCGTCCGCCGCGATTTCGCGATCGATGGTCTCGGCGTCGTAGCCGGAACTGGCGATGGCCTCGGAGCGCGAGAGCAGTCCCGCGCGGATCGCCAGGATCATCGCGTTGAACTCCTTCTCCGGGTCCACCCAGCTCCAACCTTGGGGCACCCACTTGCATGCACGGTACTGGCGCTTACGTCGCCGGTAGCCGGGCAACTCGATGGCACCCGACAGCACCGCGGCGTCTACGAACGCATTCCAGATCGGGCGGCACAGCTGGAACACCAGCACCGAGTGCTGGACCATCTCGCAGCGGCGCCGGAACTCCAGCAACCCGGCGCGAATGGACGAGTAGTTCACGCCGGTCAGATCGCCGGTCAACTGCTCGTAGGTGATGCCCATCGCGGCAGCGACCGCGCGGAACTGCGATCGCAGGAAGGCGTCGTAGCTGGCGCCAACATCGGCCGGCTGGGCAAATGTAACGCTCTCACCCGCCTCCAGGATTTGCAGACTCCCCGGCTCCAGGCCTAGCGGTGCGTTGCCGTGTTCGTCTGGTGGTGCGTCGCCCGGCAGCGGGTCTTCCGGGCCATCGCGGGTGATGAAGCCGGCGAACATCGCTGCCGTCTTCTTGCGCACCAACTCGGCGTCGTCGTACTGATCCAACTCATTGAGCTTGACCAGCGCACGCGCCAGCCACGGCTCGCCGCGGATCTGGCCCGGACGCAATGGCCGGAAGATGTGCAGCACCTCGGTGGCGGGGACACGGAAGGTGTCCAGTCCCCCCTGCCGGCTCATCGGCGCCATCGAGCCGTCTTGCGGGTGGGATAGGTAGAGGTGGTACGCGACCCGCCGCCCTAGCCGGTTGAACTCGATGCCAGCGCGGATGACGTTGCCATTGGGTTCCTCGCGGTTGAGCGTCAGCGGCAAGTGCTCGGGTTCCAGCACTTGCAGTTGCAGCGGCACGGCCAGGCCGTCCTCAGGACGACGCGGACGCAGCCGCACCAGACACTCGCCGCCTTCCAGCAGCGCGCGGCAACCCAGCGCTTGCAGACCGTAAAGATCGGTCAAGCCCGCCGCGTCGGCCTCGTCCACGAAGTCGCGCCACAGCGCGTGCAACGCTTCGCGCTTGATTTGTTCGGCAATCAGCGATTGCGGCTTGATGCCGGTGCCGACCGCGTTGGCGACGAATGCCTCGATCGCGGCATTGGCCCATGCGTTACGGCGAACCAGATCGCGCGACCGGATGCGCAACGCATCGCCGGTCGCTACGAGCGCGGCGATCGCGCCGGGATTGCTCGGCTGCCACGCGGTCGATCGACGACTGTGGCCCGCGACCTCATGCACGGGGGAGCCGCCGAACATCGCGGTTCGGGCACGCGACCACCAGCCCATCAGAAACCCTTCGACGTGGTGGTCAGCAATCGGCGCAGTCGCCGGGGCTGTCCCTCGGTGCCGGCGAGCGCGGCTTCGATCTCACGGATCGCCGCCAGCAGTTCATCGACACTGCGGTACTCGACCAGGCGGTCGCCAAAACTGACGCGGCGTTCACCGCGCGCGAGAGCATTGCGCAGCGCCTTCAGCTGCTCATGGGTGTAGGGAAGATCGCTCATCGCATGAAACGGCTCGAAATGACCCGACGCCCACGGCGCGGATCAGAAACAGAAAGGCCGCCCTGCGGGGCGGCCTGTGATGTGAGGTGCGGCGGTGGCTGCAGTGGGACGGTTGACGGCCCTGCGGGCAGCACATCTAACGTCCGCTCCAGTTCCCGCCAATGACGGTCTTCGAAGCGATCGACACCGGCCTGCATCGCGGCAGCGCGCGCCATCACGTAGCAGTCGAGCGCTTCGTTGCGGTCGCGGCGCTTCTCCCACACCCGCTGCGGGTAGCCGTGGCGGTCGCGGCGGGTGATCAAGTGCTCAGCCGTCAGCTGCTGCAAGAACTCGCCATCGATCTTTGGCAGATGGACATAGCCCGCCGGAAAGGCCGGCTGCCCATCCGGGCCGATCTCGATCGACAGACGCAGCGCGTTATAGAACTCCAGCTTGGCGATGCCGCCGGCCACCGCGAACAGCTTCAGGCCGCGCCGGATGCGCTTGCCCGGCACGCTGACGTCGACCGCGGTCGGCGTGCCGATCAATGCGGCGCCGCTACCGACACCTTTCATCGGCAGCAGGCGCGGATCGCCGGCCGCGCGCGTGAACGTATAGGCTTCCTGCGTCGCAAAGCCGGTGTCCAGGCCCAGCCGGGTCAGCGGTAGCAGCGCGCCGCTGGCGTGGGTCCACTGCTCCGACAGAATCGCGCCCAAGTCGGTCCACACCGCAGCGCGCGCGGTGTCGCCCATCAGCACGCGGTGTTCGACCAACCAAGTCTCCCGGCCGCGCCCAAACGCCCAGATCGAGACTTCGATGCGGTCCTTCTGGACGTCGGCGCCGCCAGTCAGCAGCAGGCCACCCGCCGGCACGCTGCCGATCCGGTAGTCCTCGCGCCGTTCCAGCAGGCGCTCCCAATCCGGCGCCTCGCCCTCCTCCTCCCAGGTCTCGCCCAGCTCCGTGTTCTTGAACGCCTTGAGCGCGGTGGCCGAGCCCTGCGCGGTTTCCCACGCGGCGGCGATGTCGGCCCAACTGCGCCAGCCCACCGGCGAATAAAGCGACGACAAGTGGTAACCGGCCGTCTTGCCCTTGTTCTGCGGTGCGGTCGCTCGCCATTCACCGCCGGCCAGCATCGCGGTCTTGTGGTGCTCGCCGATCGGCTGCTCGCAGCCGGCGCAGATGTACCGAGCCGAGCGCGGGTCGCCCCAGCTCCAGCGCAGTTGCTCAAACCGCAGCCATTGCATCTGCGCGCAGTGCGGGCATGGCACGAAGTACCGACGTTGGTCGGACGCGAGGTACTCGCGCTCGATGGTGCTGGCGCCGGCAATGGTCGGCGTCGAAACCAGCAGGATCTTGCGGCGGGTGAACGTTCGAGTACGGGCTTCCGCCAGCGCGACCGCATCACCTTCGCCTTCCACGTCGCGCGGGTAGCCATCCACCTCGTCCAAGAACAGATAACGCACCGGCATCGAGCGCAGACCCACCGCGCTGTTCGCGCCGGTCAGCACCAGCACGCCGCCGCGGAACTCTTTAGCGAGGATCGTGTTGCCGGCATCCCGCGCGCGCGAGGGCGCGATGCGCTCACGCAGCGACGGCGACTCCTCGATCAGCGGATCGATGCGCTGTTTCGAGTTGCGCTTGGCCATCTCGACCGTGGGCGCCACCGCCATCATCGGCCCCGGCGCGCACGCGATGACGTACCCGATCCAGTTGTTGCCGCACTCCGTACCGCCGACCTGCGCGCCCTTCATGAAGACGACGCGCTCGGTCGCCGAGGCCGGCGACAAGTCGTTCATGATGTCGCGCAGGTACGGCGTGCGAGCGGTGCGCCAGCGGCCGGGCTCCGACGACGACGTGCTGGACAGCACCCGGTCCCGGTCGGCCCAATCGGATACGTCGAGGAATGGATCAGGCGTCAGGCCGTCGCGCCAGAACCGCGCAACGTCGTCAAAGCCGTCGTACAAGGGTTAATCCAGTCGAGCGTTGAAGTCGCCGAGTTCTGCCAAGTGCTGTCGCACACCGCGCTCCAGCGCAACGTGCATCACATGCGGGTCGATATTTAATTCGGCCGCCAGCATCGAACTGATGCGCGCCGGCCAGTTCAACCAGGCATCGCGCTCAGCGCGCGCGAGCGCGAACACTTGCGCCATTACCTGCGATCGATCAATCAACTCTCCCTTGAGTTGTGCGATGCGCAGCTTGTGGTGCTGCGCTTTGAGCACCTCGTTGGCGGTGCGGGCCTGCGCGTAGGTATTGCCGCCGCCAGGTGCGCTGCTCGGCGCACCAGCGGCGACATCGCTGGCGCCGGTCCCCGTGGCCGCACGCGTCCGCGCCGGCCGTCCCGGCGCCGACAGGCGATCGTCCGGGGTGCGCGTGCTGGCAGTCCAGTCAGCGTCGGCACGCGCCGCATCGATGGTGCCGTCCGCCTCGGCGGTGATGCGACCGGCAGCGATGGCTTTGCGCACAGCCGTATCGGAAACGCCACGATGGCGGCCGTAGGCGCGGATGGAGATTCCCACGATAGAAGGATTTGATTCGGTAGAGCCTCCGCGATCGCCGGCCTCGACGCAGATGGAATGGTGAAAGAACTGAAGTGGGTAAACCCCAGCACCCTGCGGGCGCTGGGGTTTGCGTCCTCCTCTTTTCAGCGCGCAGCAGCCTCGCGGTTGAACTTGTCAACCAACCGCGCCAGATCGGGGTCGTCGGCGACGTCCACATCACCCGCCTCGCAGATGGCGTTCACGATGTCGAGGCAAGTGGTGATCAATTCCTTTGCAGCGCTCAGCTCCTCGCGCGACAGCGGACCGACTTTCTCGTCGTGGATCAACGCCTCCAGCCAGTAGTGGCACTCATTCAGATCGACCAGGGTGTTCCGGAATCGGCAATACGACATGTTGGGCATTTCGTTCTCTTGGCGTCGCCGCGTTGTTGCGGCGACCGCATGAACGCTTCTTCCTAGGACGATCGCAAGCGGATTGAAGCGATTTGCTGCTTGAAGACAGCGCGCGGACAGGTCCGAGTGAACGAAGAAGAGGGAACGCCCCAGCACCCATCGGGCGCTGGGGACTTACCACTCCCGGCTTACTGCTTATCCAGCGTCGCGTTAATGTCCGCGAGGATGTCGTCCCAATCCGGTTCGGTCGGCAAGTCGACTCCGGCCGCCCCGCAGAGCATGGCAACGACCGCCCAACAGATTCGGCTCAGGTTGCCAGCCGCTTCCAAATCTTCGGGTGCCAGCGCGATGGTGTCGTCGTGCTCCAGCATGTCGTGGATGTCCACTTCGAACTTGGTCAGGCTGCGGGTGATGTTGCCGAAATTACGGTGGTGCTCGCTCATGTTGGCTCTACTTGGATACGCCGCGTCGTTGCGGCGAGCACATGAACGCTTCATTCCAAGCAAAAGCCAAGCACTATCTCGCCCAATCGGATAGGCGTAGGACAGATTGAACGCCGGTTGTTGAATCAGGCCGCCTGACACTCAGCTGCAGCCATGGCCTGTTCCAAGCCGCTGACCGCATGCGCCAGTCCGTGCTGAAACTCGTCATCGTGCGGATAGCAGCTCCTCAGTCTTTCCATCCGTTCGATGGCTCGCGCGATGGCGTGTGCCGGCTCGTGCGGGTCGATGCCATCGAGGTAGCGGTCGATCATCGCCATGACCCCGCGAAACGCGTGCTCGGCCGGTGTCGCCTCTCCAGTGGGCTTACGCCGCGCTTTGTTGTGGCGCGCCAGGATGTGCCGCTCCCACGACGACAACTCGGCATCGCAACCATCGATCAAGTTCCGTAGCACTTCGGACTGAATCGGCTGCGATCGATAGCCTACGCTGTGATGCGCCAGCATCATGCCGAGCGCCACGGACAATCGCGTCGAAAGCGTTTCGAAATCGTTGTCCGCCAGCAACCGCGCGCGCGCGTGGTTCGTCAAGAAATCCAGGCGGCTCGCGCACGAGCGTAAATCCGTGATCAGTTCGTCTCTATCAATCGCACCCATGTTGTTGTTTCCGCTGCCTCCGCGTCGTTGCGGCGACGGCATGAACGCTTCCTTCGGAGAGGAAGCAAAGCGGTATTCGTCGCACTTCACGTCTCGAGACAGCTGTCGGACAGCTTCAGTCGAAAGCTGTCAAAAGTCTGTCCGAGAACATCGCAGCGCGCCAAATGCGTTGATGATGCTTGGCTTCGTTGCGAATTGAAGCGTTCATGCGTCCACACAGATACACAGCCACGGAGGCTGCCATGAACCGGAAGACGCTCACCACCATCGCGCAACAATATCTGGACGTATCGACGCTCGACGCTAAAGACAGCGATAGCGCTGGACTCCACAGCGTGTCTACGAGCAGCCTCGACTCGGCGCTGACCGCCGCCTATCTCGCCGGCTACGCCGCCGCTATCCGCGCAGCGGGCGGCTACCAAGCCGACGCCTTACCCACGGAGCGGCGCACCATGGTCGGTAACACGTGGCTCCGTGAGGGCGATGCGACGGATTGGTCGGATGATCCACGAGCGGAGGCGATCGTTACCTTGCCCATCCCGGAGGTGGCGCTAACCGCATACCGGTGGCTGGAGCACAAAGCCTGCGAGGTACTGATTCCAACCGCGATCCGACAGCGTCGAATCGCCTGACCCACGTCTCCCGCAACGCCCCGCAAAGGGCGTTTTTTGTTGGCGCGCGGCGTTCCTGTCCGATACCTGTCTGCAACCGAGAACGAGCGTTCTTTATCGCGCAATCCGCTTGGCTTCGTCGGGGAAGGAAGCGTTCATGTCCCCACACTAACAAGGCCACGGAGGCTCAGCATGAAAGACCAAACCGAAGCGTTCAAGGATTACATCGGCGGCATGAAGAAGCATAACCACACCGCGCTGACGCAACTGCTCACCATCAACGACTGGCACGCTGCCGCGCAGCGCGAACTGGAACGCAGGGCCTATCTAGTCCTCACCACCTTCAACGACGACGTGATGCTCGCCATAGCCAAGGGCGAGCTCAACCCCTACCGAGCCATAGAAGAAGTGCTCGCCGAGTGATTGACCCGCGCGCACCGCGCCAGCGTGGCGCGCTCAACTCCCTATCCAATCAAAAGGAAATTCCCATGATCAAGATCACCGACAGCCAGCGCGCCCTGATCCTCCTCGCCATCGATACCCAAGGCCGTATCGAGAGCTACCCTGATAACCTCAAGGGCGGCGCGCGCGCGGCGGTGGTACGCGGCTTGCTGCGTGAGGATCTGATTGCCGCTGATGGCTCGGGCTACGCGCTCACCGACGCCGGATACGAAGCCGTGGGTCACCAGCTACCGGAAGTCGCTAACGCGGAAGAAGCGGGCGACTACGAAAGGACCGGCAGCGACATGGTCAGCAACGACGATTCTGTTGCCGATGCCGATGCCGATGCCGACGCGATCAACGACGCCGACGCGACGGTCGCTTCCGATCTTGGCCCGAACGATGAAACTGCTGGCCGCTTCGATTGCGCCGAGGCCAACACGCCCAATCCGCCCGTGAAGCGCGCGCAGAGCAAGCTGGACCAAGTTGTCGGCCTGCTGCTGCGTCCCCAGGGGGCGACCATTGCCCAGGTGATGGAGGCCACCGAATGGCAGCAACACTCCGTGCGCGGGTTCTTTGCCGGCACCGTCCGCAAGAAGGGCTACGTACTGAGCTCTACTAAGCAAGGAAAGGAGGAGCGGGTCTACCGCATCCAGCCCAAGACCAAGCAACTCGGCGCCGACGAGTAAGCCGATGGCGAGCCGGGCGGTGCCCGGTTCGCCGTTTGCATCACGCTGACCGCACTCGGCTTAGTCGTCCGAAAAGCAGCCTTGCGACAGCTTGACGTACCAATAGCCCGTCGCCGGCTGAAACTCTTCGACGAGGATCGTCTCTTCCTGAGTGGATTCCCCCCATCCCAAGTAGCAAGCTTGGTACGCGTAGTACGATGCGGCTTCGTACGCTTGATCGCGGTCGTGGCCGTAGCCCTCGCCGATAACTTGGTAGTGATGCCGGGCCGCAAGGGCGGCACCACTGAACACGATCGACATCAGAAACGCAGCGCCGACGGCGCGATACTTGTTCATCTTCATACGTGCTCCTTTCGAGTGAAGTTTGAAGGCTGCGGAATGATCGTGACGACTGTGTTAATCCAGACGCCGTAGATTGCCAAAACCGGGACTCGGACTGCTATCTACTGTCGCGAATGCAAGCGTGGCGACTATCCCCGCTCCGTTTGCTTCCTCAGAGAAAGAGAGCATTCATGCGTTCCCGGCCCCGGAACCCTAGCATGCACACCGCCCTCTTGCTCGCCGACCTGGTACTCGTCCTACTCGCCTTCGTCGAGGACCAGCGCAGCAACAACGATTCAGCGGGCGACGACTGCGAAACCACTTAATAAGTTGTTGCCTGACTGTCGAACAGGCCGATCGAGCAATTCAATATCGACCTGCTACGCGACGGACACCTTTTGGGGTGGCGCGACATGCACCATTCGCTCGGAGCACGCGGAGGCGCTAAGCACGAGCATCGCTAACTCGTTAAACAACCTCTTCGGATTGATCCAGTCTAATAGGCATACCCGCGTGCTACGGGCGGCTACTTGAGTCTGGTTAGTTCGCTGCCTGTCTAGACATCACTGATAAGATTTATCGCCCACATACAATCATGATCCCGCAGCACAATTATCGATTACGTCACGACCTCATCGCATGTAGGATCTCGACGGCGACTTGCGGGACGATCGCGTTGCCGGCGGCGCGCAGGCGAGGAATTCTGGCGGGTATCCCATGAGCCAGAAGACGAATTCCGGATTCAGGTATCCGCCGGCCGGCGAGGGTTTGACTTGTCGTCCAAGCAACGCATTCTCCGGTGCGCTGCCAATGCTCGATGCGTCTTTGTGATCCCGCGTCGTCGGCGTCGCCCAAACAGCCTGTGCCGGCAACGGCAACATGGTCCCGCTGCCGAACCGCTGGCCGGGACTGCCCTTCGCGCCGTCGCTCGCGCGCGGCGTGCTCCAGACCGCCTTCACCACACCCGGCAGGCCATTGCGTCGCTCGGCCGCAAAGTCGCCGCGTTTCTCCGGGTCGTTCGCCGTCGCGGTCGGCCAGACGGCGCCCGACGATCCAGACCCGGTCGCGCCGATGCGGGGCGTTGACGGCACAAGCTGGAACAACAACCGCCCGGCTGGCGTAGCCTTCGGCCTCCAGATCAGACAGAACTCCGTCGAGCGCCAGCGCGATGAGGCCAGTAACGTTTTCGCCCAGGAATGCAGCGGGTCGCGCGGATGCAATAAGGCGATGCAGCTCCGGCCAGAGGTGACGGTCGTCCTTCTGCGCGCGCTGTCGTCCCGCGACGCTGAACGGCTGGCACGGGAAGCCGCCCGTCCAGATTTCTTCGTCGTCGGGCCAGCCGGCGAGACGGCAGGCGTAGGGGAAGCCACCGAGGCCGGCGAAGAAGTGGCATTGGCCGTAACCGTGCAGATCGTCTGCGGAAACAGATCTGATGTCTCGGTCATCGATATCGCCAGCCGGGATGAGTCCGGCGTCCATGAGATTTCTGAGCCACTGGCATAGGTATGGATCGATCTCGTTGTAGTACACCAACTTCAACTAGCGGCCTCAAAAGTGATAGTCCCCGTGATAATCGTCCCAGAACCAGGATCTTCGGAGTGGCACCCTGTGGTCGCCATGAAATGACTCATGGCCAGGAGCGCGTATAAATCAAGGAGAGAACAATGCTGCAAGACTTGCCTTTGGCGTTTGCGCCTGAAACGAAAACTGCCGCTCCGCGGAGTGCTTCACTCAGCTGGATTTCTCAAGTGGCCGCGGTCCTTATTTTTTTTCTTTCAACAATTGCTTCTTCGCCTGTTCACGCACAAAACCCGATGGACGACTCGGGGGCAGCCTCTGTCGCCTATCTGGCTTGTGTTTTAGAAGCGCGCCCAGCTACCGTTGACGCGGCAACGCGCTCGTTAGTTGAGCGATGTGGATACGATCCGGGTATGCCGATCGATCAGTTCGTTTCGCAGACGCTGGCTGCGCTACCATCCGACCCTCTCGCGCCGGTGGCGCAGCAACTAGCTCCCATCCGTGAGCAATTTACGGACAAGCAATTCTCATACGTCGTATCGCTCGATAATGTTCTGCAGACTTCGAAGTCTTTCGAGGAAATGTTCAGTCAATTATCGCGACTGGAAACGCAGGCGATTAATGAACTTGGAAGGTCCGAGCAGGACATGAAGATACTGGGAGCCTTAAGCGCTGCAAGACACGGGCTAGCTTTCCTTTCCAACTTTGAGGACGGGCGAGTGTCGCCCATGGGGTTCTGGCGCGACCTGCTGCAAGTTGGCAAAGTCGTAGGTGCCTTTGCTGCCGGGTTTATAGGGGGCGGACCAATCTTGGCGTGTATCTGTGCGTGGGGCGTTATGGCACTCATGAACTAAATTGCTTCAATCCTAGGCTCCTAGCTAAACCGCTGGGGGCCTATTTTCGTGATCTTCCTCGGACTGGACTTCCAAGAATGCAGTGCCATCGCGAGCCCGCGTTGCCTGCTGACCACTGAACTCCTGCCATCGCCGAACGATCACATCCACGTACCTAGGCTCAAGTTCCATCAGACACGCGCGGCGACCGGTCTTCTCGCAGGCAATCATTGTGGTCCCAGATCCGCCGAACGGATCGAGAATGAGGTCGCGAGACTTGCTGCTGTTGACGATCGCTCGTTCAACAAGCGCCACCGGCTTCATAGTCGGATGTAGGTCGTTCTTACTCGTGCGGTCGATGAACCAAACGTCGCCTTGATCACGCGCGCCGCACCAGAACCGGTCGTTGCCCTCGCGCCAGCCGTAGAGGATGGGTTCGTACTGCCGCTGGTAATCGGCGTGACCCATCGTGAATTTGTTCTTTGCCCAGATGATGAAGGTGGACCAGCGCCCACCTGCCGCGCGGAACGCTTCCTGCAAGCGATCCAATTCGGACGATGACATGGCCATATAGATAGCGCCTTTTGTCACCGCCAGGATCTGCTGGCATGCGGCCTGAAGGAACGCGCCGAAGTCGGACCCCAGGTTGTCGTTGAGGATCGGGCGGTGCTTGCCGCGCAGCTTGTCTTTCGGGTTATTAGCGTAGTCGACGTTGTACGGCGGGTCAGTGAACGTCATGTCGACCAGCTCTTCGCCCAGCAGCGCCGCGTAGTCGTCGGCACTGGTGGCGTCTCCGCACAGCACCTTATGGCTGCCGCAGATCCAGACGTCGCCTTTACGCGATATTGTATGTTCGGTCGGCTCGGGCACTTCATCGTCTTCGGTCAGCCCGGCGTGGTCATCAATGAGCAGACCGTCCAGCTCATCTTCGGTGAAGCCCAGCAGGTCCAGATCGAACTCGACGTCGTGCAGCTCGGCTAGTTCCAGCCGCAGTAACTCCTCATCCCAGCCCGCGTTCTCGGCCAGCCGGTTATCGGCAATGACGTAGGCACGCTTCTGCGCCGGGCTCAGGTGCCCCAGTTCGATCACTGGCACCTGCGCGAGCTTGAGTTGGCGCGCCGCGAGCAACCGGCCGTGGCCGGCGATGATGCCGCTTTCGCCATCGACCAAGATCGGATTCGTCCATCCGAACTCCACGATGCTCGCAGCGATCTGCGCGACCTGCGCATCGGAGTGCGTGCGCGCATTTCGCGCATACGGAATGAGCGCCTCGACGGGGCGCTGTTCAACATGGAGATTCACTTGATTCTCTGAAGAAACATTGCGCGCCTTCCACTCGATGTGGGCAGGCGCATGGAGAGCTCACCGGCCGGCGTCAATGGCGTGAGGCTGCTTCGGTCGGTAGTGAGTTTTAGTGAGCAATACGCCCTATACGGCGTTCCGCGACGCAGGTCGTGGACTAACGCGGTGCGGCAGACGTACATCATTAATCGAGCAACTGGCTCACCACCCTGTTTCGGGAGTTAAGGATGATCCGCAGCCTCTTCTTGCCTGGTTTTTGGCCCACCTGCCTAGCTACTATTGTCGTAGGAGGCCCGACGCCGGCTTCAGCGCAACTGGCCGATATGGGCACGCTGGGTGGAAATGTATGCTTGGCCAGCAGTTCCAATAACGCTGGCGCCGCGGTTGGATCCTGTCGTACTACCGACGGAGATCTGATACCCGCTTACTGGGCTCCGACAACCGGGCCGGTTCCATTAGCTGCGCTCGCCCTCAATGATCCCTGCGACGCGACGGATATCAACAGTGCCAGCGTTATCGTAGGCAACTGCGAGCTGGGCGCCGCAGGCGAATGGTTCCCTGTGGTGTGGACGGCGTCCATTCCAGGCGCCACGCCAACACAACTTAAGTCAATACCCAATCACGCCAAAGCCACCGCGTGGCAGATCAATCAGGCAGGTGTCATAGCTGGATCGAGCGTCGCCGCAGATGGCTCCTCCACTGCGGTGATTTGGTTGGCGGGCTCGCGCACTCCCACCGGTCTGCCTGAGCTTGGTCTACTACCGCCGCTGATCCCAACCACAACCGAATGTGTCGTCTCGGACATGGACGACACCGCTCAACCTGTGGTCGTAGGCGTGTGTGGGCTGCGCGACGGCGGAACGGTCGCGGTTCGCTGGAAACCGGGTCTATTCGGATATGCAGCCACTGAGCTACCTAGAGTTCCCGGTGGATCCAATTGCGTCGTCGCCGGGATAAATTCTAGTCATCGCGTTGCGGGCACGTGCGAAACCGCTGATGGTGATGCGGTTGCCGTGCGCTGGGAGTCGGATGGGACCTCGGTTACCTATCTTGATTACCTACTGAGCACCGGCGTATCACGACAGCAACTGATTGCCGTCGATATCAATGAAGCAGGCATAGTCCTCGGGAACTATTTGACGGACGATGGATTGGCTCGTTCCTTTGTCTGGGTGCCTGTAGGAATCCCCGGGCAGGAGGAAGGGCTGGACATAGGCACTCTAGGAGGGCCGTGGATAAAGGCTGTTGATATTGCCGACAATGGAGCCGTCGTAGGGACCGGCCAATCATCCATTGGGTTAAGCGAGGCATTCGTATGGACTCCCGCTGCGGGGATTCAGGGGCTTGGAACGTTAGGCGGCTTCGCCAGTCAGAGCGTCGCGCTTAGCGACGATGGTTCCAAGATGGTGGGCAATAGCCAGGTCGCTTCCGGGCATGTCCATGCGTTCATGGCAGGCGGACCAAATCGAAACGTGCAGCACGCAAAAAATATCGCTTCTGCGACTTCATACGACGTCTTGAGCCGCGGTATAGAACTCCGCCAGCTTGTCAAAGACAAGATAGATGCACTTAACCCTGACGCTAAGACGTTCGTCAACGGAGTAATTGAGAAGGCCCGAGCGCTTCGTCCGAAAGGAGGTGAAGCGCCCAGTCTAGAAGAGCTTCGCAGTCACGGCCACGAAGTTGGCGAGAGGTATAGAGCACTCTCTGATGAGGCTAAAGAAAACCTGAAATCTAACTTCCCAAACGTCCACTCTATGTTCTGAGGTGGAAGTACGTTGGGACGAAGAATCTATCTGCCAACCAACTCGCGGTGCGAACCTAGTGGTTCGCATTGACGCTAGCGGGGTTTTGCGGCTACGCCCCCCGCTCGGTGAATCGGCGGGGAAGGACCCGCGATTTCAGACCGACAGGCGCGACGTGCGGGCCGACGTGGGGCGCGTCCAATCAAGGTGGGGCGTCGTCGCTGCCACACTGCGAGACGCACGTGGGCCTCGCGTGGCGGTGGTGTGCTGTGCTCGGAATGCACGCTAGGCGTACGAACGACCTGAAGGTAGGACCAGCCGAAAATTCAGGGGATGTTGCTACGTGCTGGAACATCCCTAGGCGAAACGCTTGCTGCTTTGGCGGCAACCAGGGTGCGTACACCCTCATGAATAGCTTGAGCCTGCTGATAACAGTGCCGAGCCAACTTATTGACACCGGCTAGAGTCGCGATGCGGACGAGCGACTCTATGCGATCCGGCGCGTACACTTCACAACGAAGATTCGCCACATCACACGACTCAACATCAAACGATCCGTCGTGCCTTGCTTTAGCGATGTAAAGTGGTGCCTCTACAACAAGGACGGGCATCGAGAACACAAAGTTACCGACGTGTTCCCTCCTGTGGGCAAATGAGTACGCGGCCTTCATGACCGACATCAACGCCGCATATGCGGTCTCACGATCGTTTTTTGGCTGATGCGTCTGCTTGAGAATGCTCCCGTAAGGCGTTACATGATCGACGGCTGAAATGCTATCGATTTTGAAATCAAGACCACCCTCGATCGTGCCTACTCCATCCCCGCAGATGCCAAGATCTAACTTTTTCCGCCTGTAAACACCAACATCGTCTGTGTTAATCACAACCCACGAAGTTGGTGAAGCTTTGCACTCAATTACGAAGAGTGCCGTAATGCCCGACAAGATGTGTTCGCTCGTTTCATCCAATGCCCAGGCCACCACATCCGTTTCACGCACGACACCAGACTCTGGATCTACATACCTTTGAGAATGGAGAGCATGTAGACCTGCATCTCGAAATGCACGGTGCGCTTTAATCTCGAGTGGAAGCCCGGATTTGCTCAGCCAGTTCGCGATTTCATTTTCTGTAGTTGGCTCTTTATCCGATTTCATTGCCGTGGACACTCATGGCAGCTTGTTCGGGAGTTTCAGCCTAAACCGCGCATCTCTCGACCGCAACCATTGCGTCGCTTCGAAGCATCACAGCTTTCCGGTCAGATATTAAGAGTGCGCAAATCCGTCCAGGCTCGATGGTCAAAGTTGTCGAAGCACAAAAGGGCGGGCCAGCCCGGAGAAGAGGAGGCTGCGGAGGCACTCCGGGCTGGCCCTAGCGATCGCGCTGCTTCATGGCACAGCGCGCTCAGCATGGGGACTAGGCTAGGTCAAAACCGGGGAAGTTGGGACATGCCCAACTTCCGGTTAAGCCGGTTTAAGCCGGTTTAAACCGGCGTAAGCCGAAACTCATTGGCAAGAGTCTTCGATTGGGCTCGATTCTGCTTCTGCCAGGCGAGGCAGCGGCCCGTTGAGGTGGACAGTGACCAGCACCAGCGCATGCTGCCAGTGACGCCATGCCGTCTTGCGGATCAGTCCGGTGCGCGCAGACACCTCCCGCCATGGGACGTGCTGTGCCCGCAGCCAGATCAGGCGACGTTGTTGTCCGTCCAGCCAACGTAGCCATCGCACGGTCTCGCCGAAGCGGTCAATCGCTCCGGGCGATGCGGCGAAGCGCAGGACGATACGCTCGTCAGCGTAGCCCTCCCACGACTGCCGCTGGATGTCGGGCCAGTAGGCTGCGTAGCCCTGCATCTTTGCCGCCGGCAGCCGACGCGCTGTTACTGCGGCTTCTTGGAATCGATCGGCGACTATTTGCATCGTCCACTCAGCCACTGACCTTCTCCCGCTTGCCGTACAGGCGTTCGGCGATCTGCGACAACAGCTGCCGCTCGACCCAGTCTAGGCGCGTGTCATCGGCCGACACCACGAGCAGGCCTTGTTCGCGCCAGCCCTGACGCTTGAGCCGATCCAGATCGAGGGTCTGCGGCACGAACTGGCCGAGCGGCGAGCGATAGCGAAACCCGGAGGCGATCACGGCTTGGCCTCCTGCGCGATCGCCCAATGCAGCACGGCGAGCGCGTCGGCTTCGTTGTCGTCGGCCGGCGCGTGGCCCCAACGCTTGGCCGCTTCGATCATGGCGTCCTTGTTGGCATTGCCCTTGCCGGTGGCGAACTTCTTGATCGTGCCGACCGGAACGCCTTGATACGGCACTGCATGCCGCTCGCACCACGCGGTGAGCTGGGCCATGAAGCCGCCGTAGGCATGCGCGGCGTCCACGCCCTTGTGCCGGCGCACTTCTTCGAAGTACACGGTCGAGATCGGACCGGTGAAGCGCATGAGGTCGTCGAGCCAGCGAACGAAACGCAGATAGCGCATACCACCGCCTTCGAATCGCCCCAGCTTGAATGACTCGGTGCCGCTCATGGCCTGGCCGGAGAAACTCAGCGCCCAGCCCATGGTCGAGCCGAGATCCAATGCGAGGACGATCGCTGCGTCATCTCCGGTCGGCTGGGTGGCAGAGGGGGCAAGGCTGCCTGTTTGTCCACATACGTGCGCGCGCACACATACATAAGAGGGAACCGGCAGCTTTGCCCCGTCCGCCACCCGACCCCCCACGTTGTTGATTTCACTCATGGCTGGCGCCTCCGAACTGCGCGAACGATTTTGGCTTCAGACTCAGGCCGAGGAAGTACCGCGCACCCTTCGTCCCCTTGTGTTTGTTGAACTGACGAGCGGTCAGCAGGTCGGAGAAGCGCTTGACTGAGCCGGCGAACTCGCCGTTGCAGTCGGCCCAGTCCCGCCAGTCGCTGAACAGTTCTGCCACCAGCGCCTTCGAGTGGGAATGGACATAGCAACGCTCTTCGATCCAGTGACCAAGCGCGTCCTCACCTTCGAAATACTCGTCGGTCGCATCGATCACGCATTTCGGTGCGCGCAGCCCTTCACGCTGCCAGTGCAGGCAACCCTCGATGGCCCAGGCGATAATTCCGTCCCGCTCGGCGAGCAGCTTCTCAGTGAGCCGCGCATCGCGCCGCTCCGTCGGAACGGTGACGGTGAACGGCACAAGATGCAGTCGCCGCTTCATTGCCTCATCCGCATTCCGGATTGCGGGCTTGTGATTGCCGGCAATGACGAGCTTGAACTGCGGCCGGTATTCGAAGAAGTCCTGGCGCATGAACCGCGCGCTGATCGCGTCGCCACCGGTGATCGCCTTGAGCTTCGATTCGTTCCATCGCCGGCCTTGTTCGGTTTCGCTCGCGGCAACAAAACGCGCACCGCGCAATCCGGCCAACTCGGTGGGGTGCCGGTCATGCCGGGCCTCCATGAACGTGTCCATCGGCGCATTCATCGCGTAGTCGCCTAGGATGGTGGCCAGCACGTTGACGAATACCGATTTACCGTTGGCGCCGGTGCCGTAGAGGAAGAACAGCGCGTGCTCGCGGGTCACGCCGGTCAAGCAATACCCGACGACACGCTGCAAGTAATCGATCAGGGCGCGGTCGCCACCCGTCACATCACTCAAGAAGTGGCACCACGTGGGGCAATTTCCGGCCGGGCTGGCGGTCGTCAGCTTTGTCATGTGTTCGCCGCGGGCGTGCCGGCGCACCGCGCCCGAGCGCAGATCCACGATGCCGCGCGGCGTGTTCAAGGACCATAGATCGCTGTCCCAGGTCTCGGCAGCCGACGCATGACGCGGGTCGCTTCGGGTTAAGCGCTCAACGCCACTGACCGTCGAGGCCGACGCCAGTTTGGAACGCTGCGACGGCCGGTCAGCGAATTCCTGCGCCGCTCGGCAGACGCCGCGTACCAGATGCTGCTGCACCAGCGTTCGGTCCGGGTTCCAGCGGGTGCCGGTCCAACTCAGCCACTGCCCCCACGCGGCACAGTAGCGCCAGTCATCGCCGTAGCGGCGGGTGAATGCCAAGCCCAGGCCATCGTCGCTGCTCCAGTCCAGGCCGGCGAAGTCTATCGGCGGCGGCGCGTCATCGGTGCCGGGCTGCAGGAACGTGCGCTCGCCGGCACGCAGGAAGCCTTCCACATCGAAGCCCTCGGTCACCGCGTCGTAAGCATCCCAACCTTCCGGCTTGTCCTCGGGCAGGTGCATCAGCGCGCAAGATTCTGCGCCGGCCTGGAAAGCCGCCTGCGCCGCTTGCATGGCGTATTCCCATCCGGGTTTATCCTTATCGGGCCAGATCAGGATGTGCTTGCCGCACAGTGGCGACCAATCGGTTTTGTCGATCGGTGCGTTGGCGCCGTTCATGGCCGTCGTAGCGCATACGCCGAACGCGACCAGCGCATCGGCGCTCTTCTCGCCTTCGACCAAAACGGCTTCGTTCGACGCAGCCAGCCCCGGTTGGTTGTAGAGCGGTCGCGGCGTGGGCGCTTGATGCTTGCGCCGCTTCGCATCCCATGGGCGGTATTGCTTGCCTTCGGGCGGATCGTACCGGTACACGCAGCCGATCAACTCGCCTTCCGGCGTCAGGTAATCCCAGCGCGCGGTATGCGGCCCCAGGTCGTCCATCGCCGGCTCGGATCGCTTGGACTTCGACAGCGCCGGCGATTGCGGTGCTAGGCCGAGCAGCGTATCCGCCTGGTCGAGCACCTTCGCGAAATCCCGCCGCGCATCCAGCCCATGATGGGCCGCGATCAGATCGAACACGTCGCCGCCTTCACCGCTGGCGTGATCCTTCCACAGCCCGGCCCTGTTGCCGCGCAGCTCGACTTCCAGGCTGTCGCCGACCGTACCTGCGACATCGCCGATGGCGAATTTGCCTCGTCGCGCTTTGCCCTTCGGGAACAGGGCCATCAACACCGACTGCAATCGTTGCAGCAATGCGGTGCGCGTCTCTTCCCGATGACGGCCTGCGGGCGGTCCGCTTACGCTCGGGGCTGGTGCATCGTTAAAGTCGTTCCAGGTCTTCAATGGGGCAGACTCCAGCAACGGTCTTGCCATGGGCAGAACCGACAGGTTTGATGAGTAGGGGTGGTGCTGATGCGGGGAAGCGCCTCGCCTGCATCGCAGGCCCGCAAGATCTCGACCGCGTGGTCCGACGCGCGCTGCGCCAGGCCACGATCGAAGGGGATGCGCTCGGCGTAGATCGCCATGTCGTCGGCGCAGACCGCGGTGAACAGCGCGGGGTGTTCGTGCAGCCCGAGATAGGCTTGGTACATCGCCACCTGAGTGGCGTAGACGGGGCGACTGGCGAAGAGCCGCTTTCGTTGCAGCTCGCGGAACGTCTTCAATCCGACTGCCTTGTTCTCCCAGAGCATCGGATAGCGAAAGCTATCGGGGCCGGCGACGATCACGCCATCGGCGTGTCCACGCACTCGGCCGCCGGCCGCAACGAAGCCGTGTTGGTCGCCTTGGTCGTTGTGCGCACGCAAGTCGAAGCCGCCTTGACGCAGCCAGTCGGCCATCCAGTCCTCGACCCGGTGGCCGCGCGCGAAGACGCGCAGTACTCGGCCCGGGAAGTGACGGCCAGGGTCCTTGGGCGTGTTGAAGAATTGGAATTGCAGTCGGCGCGAGCAGTCTTCGCCCAGGCTGGATGCGCCCAAGTAAGCGCGCGGCGGTAGCGAGTCCGCCTCACGCTCCAGTGCGCCATCAATCAGCGCACTGACGTGTTCCGACAGATCATGGGAATTGAAATCAAGCATATTTCCGACGCGGAATGTTGCAAATGCCAAAAAAACTGCATGCCAAAATCAAAAGGGAATCGAGTCGTTTTCGAATCCATCCAGGGGCGGCGAGACCTTGTAGCCGGCCCGGCTCGACTGATCGCGAATCGCGGACTCGTAGGCTTGCGTAATGGCGTCGACCACTTGGGTGGCCTGCGCTTGGTTGTACTGCGCCAGCGGAACATCGAACCCGATGCGATCGGCGACGGACGCTAGCGCCATCAGACAAGCGCGTTGTGCGTAGTGGGTCAGTGGGTGTGTCACAGGCAATAGCTCCTCTGCCGACGCCGGATCGCTCCGGCATCGGGTGTCGTAGAGTTGATGGAATGCGTTCTGGCAGGTGGCCGAACAAAACGCCCAGCGATAAGGTGTGCGCCGCGTATCACCGATCCGGCGGCGCAGGTCCAGATGGCCGAAGCCGCGGGCGGGCTTTCCGCAGGCCCAGCAGCACGTCATCGGCCATGGCGAGACTTATCGAAGCCGCGGTCGCGATAAGCGACCAACGCCTCGGCGTGATCGAGATGGCGCTGCGCCAAGCGCCGGCACGCTTCGATCTGGTCCTCGATTTCGGCGCTGGTGAGTTTTCGCAACGGCGTGTAGATGCCGTTGCGGTTCGGATATAGGTCTTGCAGGTTGGGGTTCGTGGGCATGGCGCGCGCCTCACTGCGCCCACGTCGGCCGACCGGCCACCGGGCCGGCGTTGGCCGCCGTTTGCGCCACCTGCGCGACGTGTGCCGGGACAGGGGCCGATACCGGCAAGGACGCGGTCGACGGCGCGGAGCCGGCGCCCATCACCTCTTTGTACTGCGGGTGGTCGGGCATGATCGGCATCTTGATCACCGCCTTGTCCTGGCCGTAGCCGTCCTTCTCCCAGTCGACTTGGGCGGCGAAGATCAGGCCGTCCAGATCACCGAAGCTGCTAATGCAGCGCCCGGCCTGAGCGGTCGCGCCCATGTCGTCCGGGTGCAGGCCGAGTGCGGAGTTGAGGGCACCCTTGATGAAGCTGCGTCCCATCTGGCCCCAGGTCGGTCCCTTCGCGCTGTACAGGCCGATCAACGACCAGAGCTTGCGGCGAGCGTACTTACCTTCCATCACGACGAACTCGCCGTTGAGATAGACGGCGCCGGTATCGCCCCGTGTGGCCCAGCCATGCAGCCAACCTTGATTGGCGTCGTTGTAGCCGCCGGGCTTGATGGTCATGCGGACCTTGACCAGCGTGCCTTTGGGAATGAGCGAGAACGCCGGGTTCTCGGCGTCGTTGAAATTGTTCCAGGTGGACATGGGATTCCTGCGGACTATTCGGGTGAAGTTTTGTCGGGGGCGGCGGCTTCGGGGGCGCCGAGCTTGCGCATGAGCCGGCCCAGGTCCGGTGGCTCGACCATATCGAGACGACCGGAGCGGTCCTTGGCGGGGAAGCCCCACGGATTGCCGGTGTGGCAAATGAAGGCGCGATACGGAGCGCCGTCGCTCGGCGCGATCTCCGCCAGCGTGATCACCTCATCCACGATGCCGGGCAACTCCAGCCCAGTCTTGGAGCCGTCGATCTGCAACTCGTAGACCTTGCGGTTGAAGTCGTCGGTGCGCTCATCGAGGATGCCGACGAACCAGACATGCTTGTCGCGGCTGTGCTGGATGTGTGTGAGCCACGCAACCATCTCCTGACCCATCAAGCCGTAGGCGCCGCGGGTATCAGGCTTGTTGGTGCGGTCGGAGAACGCCTGCGGTTGCCCCTTGCACCACTGCAAGCAAAGCCGACCGGCGACGGTGATCGAATCGATGAAGTGGGTCCGGTACTTGGCCAACTCGGCCGGATCGCCGAATCGCTGACGCGCCTCATTGAAGTGCCACGGGCTAAAAGGCTGACCATCGCGCAACGCGGGGTTCGGACCGCCGAGGAGAACAGCGATGTCGCGACATTCCTCCCAGGTCCGGGGACGCAAGCTGTCACCCGGCCAATCCTTCACCGCCAAATCGCCCGCCTCGATGTCGATGAACAAAGTGCTGCCCGGATCGAGCGTCCACAGCTGATAGGTCTTGCCCAGGCCCCAGCGACCGACGAGTACGCCTTTGACGCCGCGGGTTTCGGCCAACCGCTGATCGGCGGTGATGATTGGAAACCCGCTCACGCGGTCTCTCCCGGCAGCGACAGTCGGAAGGTGGCTTTGCCGACTTTGAGGGTTCGAGCAGCATCAAAGGTCGCGCGCATAGATACGGGCCAAGCGTTGTACTTGCTCTCACTGATCCTGTAAGTGACCTCGACAAACTCCGAAGGGTCTTCGCCTGCTGCCTGGATGCGGGAGACGATGCGCGAGAGTACGGTCTGATCCCATTCGACCTTCTTCGGCAGTTCGACACTGATCCGGATCGGGCCATCGTTGAAGGTGACCGAGCCAGCATCTTTTCCTGCGGCTAAGCGCTGCGCCCGAGCGATCTGGCTGTACTTCAGCGCCAGTGCCTGGTCGACCAAGTCGGCATGCGCCTTGGCGGTGGCCAATGCCTCGGTCGCCTCTCGCTTCAGGTCAAGCAGCATCTCCGGCGCATATGCGGCGAGTTCAGTGGCCGAGCGGTCCACGCTGCGTTGCAGGAGGCTCATGCTCGCGCTCCCGCCGACGCCGCGGTGTCCTCGGGTGATCGCACCGAGACCTCCTCGAAGGCTTCGACATCGCTCAGGCGATAGCGGATGGCGCGGGTTACTTTGATGTAGCGCGGGCCGATGCCTTCGGATCGCCACCGTTCGATCGTGTCGACGGTAACGCCCCAGCGTGCGGCCAGCTGCTCGGTAGACAGGTGGGTGGTACTCACTGCGAGAACTCCTCTTGATGCATCGGCGCGAATGCACCGGCACAAAGAGCGTCTACCCAAGTCGGCTACGAACGGAAGAAGAAACCAGCTACGAACCAACTACGAATAGCTAGCAATCGATAGCAACGTAGACAGAAAACATCGAAAAATTGGCTGTTTTTCTAACCGAGAATGAATCAGCGTTCAGACAGTCCCGTGTGATTTGCATTTGGGCGCGCTTGTGATATTGCGTGGCCGCCGATCTGCGCGATAGTCTTTGTTCAGGCAACACAACAACAACTAAAAGCGGTCTCAGCAAGGAGACCTGACAATGAACAATGGATTGGTACTTCGCCACACGCTGACGGCAACCTTGTCAGCCCCGTATACAAACTACTTCCTACCAGGGACAGCGTCCGGCATTCCGGATCGCGATTGCGGCCACGTTTTCGAACGCGTGATCTGCAATCAACAAGGTATGCATCTGCAATCGGCCTCGCCGATTCGCTGAGGCACTTGTAACGCTTGTATTCGCTTTGAGGTCGGCAACGGCCTGACGGGCACGTACGCCCCCGCGAAACGCATACGAATTAACTTCAGATCGGAAACGATTTGACGGGCAACTACGTCCGCGATTTCCTTTGGTAAGGAAGCTTTTCCGTGCTCAGAAATTACCTTCACCGGTTCGAAACCGAACCGGTCGGCGCTCTGCTGCCTTCAAGCAGCGGTAGCCAACAAAGTGCATTGATCGATCTGGGTGCGATGCATCCGGCCAAACGTGCTGTGCGCTGGACCTGCAAGGCGTGTCGCTTTGTCGACACACGCCAGGTCTACAGCTACAGCGATCACGCGCTGCGATGCAACGCATGCGGCGGGGACGTTGATGTGTGGCCGGCATTCCAAGCCGCACAGGTTCGTCACGAGTGGCTGCCGAAGGTGCTGAGCGAGGCCATGGCAGGCGAAGGCGCCAGGGCGGTCGAACTGTTGCCGTATCGCCTGTGGCGATTGGCGATGTTGCCGACCGCGAGTGGCAGCGTCCCGATCTACTTGCTCCGGTGCGGTTGGCACGTGGACTACGAACCCGTGGTGCGGGCGTTAGTGGAAGAGGAGGCTGCAAGCCAGATGGTCCTGACCACGTCTAAGGTACTCACGCGCGACATCGGCGATTCCAGTCGCATGGTGGTGCCGTTGATTCAGGTTGCCAAGTTAGAGCCACAGGGGCTGTTGCTCGATCTCGATCGGCTAGGCGGCTTGGTGGTGCCTGCGATATCTGTGCGGATGCGCCCGCGCGACGACAACCTGTGGTTCGACGTCAGCGCAGATGGATCGCGTTTGCGAATGAATGGACAGGACCTCTTTCTGTATCGCAAGCAGCGCGACTTCATCCTCGCGTTGGCTGAGGCGCACGCGTCTGGCCATCGGCGGCCGAAACTGGAGTGGGTCCTTAGGCGCGCTAAATACAGAGGACAAGTCACGAGTCCGCGTCAGATTTGCGCCCGCGACGACTTTGCTCGCTTCATCGAATGGAACAACGGTGAGGTCGCGGTCCGAGACGAAGTGCTTCCGAAAAGCACCGTTGATCCGAGTCAAGTTCATTCATCCCGCAGAAGGAGCGCGAGTAGTGACTGAGCAACCGTTAAAAACCGCTGCCCGATCGATTGCTGATCGCAATCAGGCCGTAGCGCAGATCATCGCGCACGCACTTGTTCGATTGCGAAGCAGCGCGGTCCGGACATCGTCGCTATCCGGCGAAGTTGGACTTGATAAACCGGGCCACCCGAGTGTCCATGTCAACACCTTGGAGAGCCCTGGAGGCTAGCGTGTCATCGCAATCGTTGGAAGAAACAGAATCTACCGCAGCGCAGATTGCTGCCTTGCCGGATTTGCCTTGGAGTCAACTCAAAGCAAGATGGGTCACTTTGTTTGGCGAGCCGCCGGGCATCAACAACAGGCGCTACGTAGTACGACGCCTTGCGCACCGCATTCAAGAAGATGCGTATCGGGTTTCCCACCCGATGCTAATCGATGACAACGCCAGGCGCATAAAGCAACTGATCGATACGGGGCGGGTCAGTCGTCGGCCGGTGCATACGGCTCCGCTGGTGGGCAGTGTGCTCACCCGCGTCCATAACGGCCAAGTGCATCGAGTGACGGTGCTCGCTGGCGATGTCTTCGAATACCAGGGCAGACAATTCAGCAGCTTATCGAAGGTGGCGCGGGAGATCACCGGAACGCGCTGGTCCGGGCCGGCGTTCTTTGGCTTGCGAACTAATCACGACAAGAAGGAGCGGGGAACATGAGCCATCAAAGGAACAGCGGCAGCATCGTGATCTATGCGCGCTCGGACCAGCCCGACGCTAAAGCCATATCCCAGCAATACGAGGCGGCGCAGCGCGCGGCCGAGGCCCAGTTCGGCGAACTCGCCACGGTGACGTACTGCGATGAGGGAATGGCTGGGTCGACGGTGCGACGTCCCGCCCTTCAGGCCCTTCTCCAGCACGTGGACGCCGGCCTTGTTCGGGCCATTGTGGTGACGTCCAACGATCGGCTGACTCGATCGTACATGGACGATCTACGCCTTCGGGTTCGATTCCAAGACGCCGGAATCCCGCTAATTGTGGCCGCCAATATCGTGCCTACGACACCAGATATCAGCTCCGACAACACCGTCAGCTCAGACATAGTCACCGCCCATGCGGTTCCCCCTTCTCCTTGGTTCGTGCGCGCCCTGTCAGCGCTGCGAAGCAAAGTACCTTGAGGATCTACCATGTCCGCTATTCGTGAGCCGCTCCGAGTCGCTGTCTACTGCCATACGTTCTCGGAAGATCGGGACGAAGTTGGGTTCCAACGCAAGGTCATCATGCGAACGCTTGAACGTTGCACCGATCCGTTCCCAATAATCACCCTGTACACGGACGACGGCTTCTGCCCCGACACGCAGGTACGGCCCGACTTCCAACGAATGCTGCTCGATGCGGCTAATGGATATCTGGACTGCATTGCATTCTGCGGTTGGGACCATCTATCCGGTGTCGAGAAGTCCCGGCAGATGCTCAGCCGGTTCCTCAAGAAGCATGAAGTCCTTCCGCTGGAGTGTCGGGTGTTAGAGGCCGTACTGGTCAGGTTGGCCGCATGAACGCCGCCAGCCCAAGCCGGCTGCGCTGCGCTGTCTATACGCGCAAGTCCAACGAGGAGGGGCTAGAACGCGAATACAACTCCATCGAAGCGCAGCGAGACGGCGGCGCGAATTACATCGCGAGCCGGCGCAGCGAGGGCTGGGCGCAGGTCGCCGACGATTACGACGAGCTGGCGGTCTCGGCCCGTGATATGAATCGCCCGGTGTTGCAGCGCTTGATGGAGGACATCCGACAGGGCCGGATCGATGTGGTGGTGGTCTACAAACTGGATCGGTTGACACGCTCAATGCGCGACTTCCCGGTGCTGATCGACTTTCTGGACCAGCACAAGGTCACGCTGGTATCTATCACGGAAAACTTCAGCACCAAGGATGCGGTCGGTCGGATGACCCTGAACATGATGATGACGTTCGCCCAGTTTGAGCGGGAGCTGGCCGTCGATCGTGTGCGGGACAAGATGCTGGCCAGCAAGAAGAAGGGGCTGTGGATGCACGGCATCCCACCGTTGGGCTACAACGTCAAGGACCGGCGATTGGTGATCAATCATTACGAGGCGGCGCAGGTCCGAATGATCTTTCGGCGGCTGATCGAAACGGAATCAATCTTGACGGTCGTCAACGATATGCGGGGCATGGGTTACCAGAGCAAGGCGTGGACGACACGCGACGGCCGGGTTCGAGCGCCCCAGCCGCACGATAGGAGCACGATCCAGAAGATTCTGCACAATCGCACCTACCTGGGCGAGTTGAAGCATCTAGATCAGTATTTCAAGGAATGTCACCCGCCCATCATCGAGGTGGCCTTGTGGGAACAGGTGCATGCCGTGCTGGCAAAGAACTCGCATGCACGCGGCAACGCCAGCCGCGCGCGGGTGCATTTTCTTCTCAAAGGTCTTGTCTTCGGCCCCGACCGTCGCGCCCTCACGCCGTGGCATACGACCAAGCGCAACGGCCGTATGTATCGCTATTACCTCAGTACCGCGCAGATCCACGAGGGTAAGGCGGCCACCACGATGCCGCGCCTTCCGGCGCAGGAGTTTGAATCCCTTGTCATGTCGTACTTGCGCACGCTGCTGACGTCCGAGGACATGCTTCGGCTCATTACGCAGCAGGCCGCTGCTATCGACCGCGGGCTGGACGAAGCGAAGGTGACCGTGGCAATGCGGCAATTCGATCAGGTTTGGGATGCCCTATTTCCCGCTGAGCAACAGCGGCTCGTCAAGCTGTTGGTGGAGCAAGTGCTGGTGCGTCCCGAGGCGATCGAGATTAGGTTTCATCCCAATGGCATCGCCTCGCTTGCGAGCGACTTTGAGCGCAAGGCGGTGGCAGCATGAAGCCGATGCTGAAGATTGCCGGGTCGCCGAACATCATCGTCACCAGCGACGGAGCGCTTACGGTCATCCTGCCGGTGAGCATTACCCGGCGAGCTGGGCGAAAGCGGATCGGGCTTCCGAAAGACATCTCAATAGCAGCGTCGGCGTCTGATCTGACTTCGCTACAGCGCGCGCTGGCCCGTGGCTTTCGATGGCGAGGCATGTTGGAAAACGGCGAAGTTGCCTCCGCGAAAGAGATCGCCGAACGCGAATCGACCGACAACAGCTATGTAGGTCGGATGATCAACCTGACTTTGCTCGCCCCTGAGATCATCGCGGGGATTTTGGATGACACCGTTCCTGATGTGCAAATTGACCGGCTCGGCATGAGCCCGCCCATCCTGTGGGAAGAACAGCTGGATCGCCTTGGCCTGGAACGAGGGGCTACGATTAGGCGCCAATGACGCGATCGTTTATCCTGAAAAAAGAACCCGAGGAGTATCAAATGCCGAACATCGCTACAGTTTTAAAAGAAGAGATCACCCGTCTGGCACGGAAGGAAATGCGGCAACATGTCGATCCACTTCGCGCACAGGTGTTAGCACAGCGCAAAGCGATCGCTGCGCTTAAAAGCGAAGTGGATAGATTGCAACGGGATGTTGTGAAGTTGGCTAAGGGCGCGCCGAAGAGTGCGCCGGTCAAGGCAGGTTCGACCGACTCTGGCAAGCAGTCACGGTACTCCGGTGCGCTTCTGCGAAAATTGCGAGAGCGACTTGGATTGTCTCGCGATGCATTCGCACCGTTGCTCGGCGCCAGCTCGCAAGCACTGTATAACTGGGAACAGACCGAGACCCGTCCTCGCCAAGAGTTCCTCGACAAGATTGCGTTGATTCGCGGCTTGAGCAAGGCGCAGGTCCACGAACTGCTGGAGCAACACAGTGCGTCTAAACCCCGCCAAAAGGCGGTTAAAACGGTTGTAAAAAAGAAAGCTGCCCAGAGCAAGCCGGTGCCCTGA